CTGCGGGCACCATTCTACAACACTCTTTTCAGAGGTGTACGTTATGAATAAGAATAAGCCGAAAGGCTCCTTATCCAAAGATGAAGATCTCAATCAACATCTTAAAACGGTCCACTTCTTTAAGGAACAAGTCTCTTTTATGAGGTCTTTTCTCAATGACCTCTTGAAACAGGTCCCTCAATATAGGGAACCGGGAAAGCGTCAAGCTCTCCTCGACTACATTTCCAATGTAGTTTTGTCACATGGTAACGATGGGCTGAAAAGACATCGTTGTCTTTTCATTCAAGGTGTTCGCGCCTTGGGTGGGGAGTCAGATCTCCGTTTTGGTGATCTACCCTTAGAGAAAGGTGGAACACTCCCACGTCACTTCGGTGACTTGTTTCGCCTCCTTGAGAACCTTGGTTCTCCTAAATGTGATAAAGTTTTAAAAAGAAAGAACTCTGCACATGGCCCTATCGGACATGTTAAGATTGTTAGTGAAGAAGTATTAACTGATTCGCTAATATTCAGAGAACTAACCCCTAATGAGGTCCGACAGATACGCATAGTCCTTACTGTGCTCAAATGGCCCTACATGTGTAGGATCCCATTGAGTGAGGAAAGTGCTGCAAATATATTGGAGCAGTATGCCAGCGACATCTCGCAGTCGTCTTATCCAAAAGATATGGACAGACTCGTTGAGTATGTATCTGCTGGATTACTCAAGTATCTGGATGAAAAGTCGGTTTGTGAGCTGGAATTTAGGCAAAATCAACGCACATACAAGGCTGGGAGGCCTGGTATGGGTTCGGATAGACGTATACCCTACTACGCTTATTATGCTGGTACTGGTTGTACCTCTTCCATTTTCGCTTATGATGCACCGGTCGGTCGAGCCTCAGTCCTTTCGGAAAGGGCCGGTAAGACACGTATCATTGTATCTTATGACGGCAACATAAACTGCACAAACCTGTATGACAAGGTACGTTCTGTATTGGATAACATACCGTACGACTGTTCTGATGATCAGTCTCGGGGGCATAGGTTAGCTCGTAGTTTGACATCTCGTTGTTTAAACAGAGATACCAAAACCTCCAAGCAACTCATATCGGCAGATCTACGGTCCTTTTCAGATAAAATCCACCTTTCGGTGATTGAATCCGTACTTGACATGATTAACGCGAGGCGTTTTCTAGGTGTAATAACCTCGGAAATCGTAGTGGGCGATAGAGTCGTTTCGCCTATGCACCCAGTCATGGGTCTTCGCGGCACTTTTGAACTTTCTTCACTAGTGCATCACGGTATAATTTACCTTCTGCGTCACGAAATAACGTCTCGCTTCACAGCAGATGATACTAGTGGTGTGGAATTGATGGATTATACTATTTGTGGGGACGACCTCCTTATGTCTGCGAAAAGTACTCGTACACTTCAAAGATATGAGACCCTACTAAATGCAGCTTCTCTCGAGTTAAATCTTGAGAAAACCGTATGCAGCGTGAGCACCGCAATCTTCTGTGGTAAAGTGTACCATCGTGGTGTTGATGTTTCACCATTGACGCTACCGTTTTACACTTTTGCATCATCTTTCACTGATTTTATATCAGCTGCCGGCGAAGTAGTCCAAAAGGCTGCACGTTATGGCGGTGGATTTCTCCGAGCCGTTAGTGCTGCGGTAAAACGTTACGCAAGTATCTACCGGTCACGGTATGTACCATTCGATCTTCCTTCGAAGCTCGGTGGTATAGGGCTTCCTTCATCAAAAGGTTTAGTCCAGATCCTTGAAAAGATCAGGAACCGTTGCTTTTGCAGGTTCCCAGAGCCCGATGACGAGTTAAACGAACGTTTGACAGTTGTCTACCCGTCCAGGGATCCCCCTGACGCGGTAAAAAGGTTCGAGTGGAGTCATAACTTACTTGTTAGTGGTTATGCACTCAGGTTTAAAAAAGCTCGTGTGATTAATCCTTCTGGGACTAACCTTAAAGAACTGTATCGGTG